AATGTTCTAACACCATCAACTGTGATTCTACCATAGAAACGGTTGTTAACCATTTTCTTAGCGTATCTAGTCATGATACCCTTGATAGGTGTGAAGTTGAATGGATTGTACATTGTTGGAGTAAGTTGTAAAGGTACATACGGTGCGTAAATGTAACCTGTGTCAAGTAAAGATGTTCCTTTGTGACCCAATAACACTTGGTTTGGTGGGAAGTAAGGATCTCTATAAACTTGATATCTACCAGCAAGAGTACCAACTCTTTCAATACCCATGTTGTATTGATCTTGTTCAGGAGCTGCGTTTGATACGTGGAAATATTCCAAGTCATCAAAAATAGCACTGATTTCAGAAGAAACAACGATCCAGTTTGCTCCACCTCTTAAAGTAGACTTATGGATTTGTGCAGAAATTTGGTTGATTGCTGTGATAAGTGTTTGGTTCCAGTCCTTCTGTGTGTAAGGTACTGCGTTGTTACCAAGTTGCTTCCAACCGTTGTAGTTCCATCTTAAGTTCCAAGCTGCACCTTTTCTAAGGTCTCTTAGGATCTCTCTATCGATTTCAGCTGCAACTTGCTCTGATAATAAAGCAGTTAATTCAGCTTCAGCATCGATGTTGTGGAATGCTGCAACGTCTTGAGCTAATTCAGGAGACCATTGAGCTCTTAATTTTCTTTCAGTTACAGAAACTGTTACAGCCTGTAGATCGAAAGAAACCTCACCCAATCTGTCTTCGAATTCCATTTCCTTATAAACTCTGTATTTCGCATAAAATGCATTTTGAATACCCGTTGTAGCAGCTGTAGTGTAACCTGAGTATCCATCTAAAGAATTTGCTCCAACTTCGCAAGGAACTTGAAGATCTGCTTCTAAATATATGATACCGTTCGCGTCACAAACGTTGTTGTAAGAACCACCATTACCTGTTCCAGGGAATGACGTAGTTGCTTGACCACCGTATTGTACAATACCTTGACCGTACACCTGAGTTACAACTCTAAATAATACTGGTGAGTTTACTCCTGAGAACGCGTTTGCCGGAGATGCACCACCATTAGACTGTATAGGGAATAGTTGTAATGATGCAAGGAACGCTTCTGTATCTTGCTCGTTACCATCTGGTCCGATTAATTGTCCTTGACCCGCACTTTGGAAACCAGAAAGAGATAATATAACTTTTCTATATGTTCCCGCAGTGTATGCTGACTGAACAAGTGCACTACCCGCAGAATTCCAAACTTGTGTGAAAGTTTGTGCAGTAACTGCTGAGAATGTACCTTTAGAATAGTCGAATAGACCTGGAGGATCCAAATCTGGTTCGTTACCTTCATAGAAAAGATCGTAAAGATCTTTATCATTCGTGTTATAACCAGCGTTTTGTGATGCAGGACCATTTGGTGAACCGTAAGGTGCGTAATGATCTCCACCATCTTGAGGTAATAACTCGTTAGGTGATTGATATCTCTGAATGTGTGGTACGAAGTAGAATAACTTACCGATTGGTAAATTCATTGCTTGTACTGATACGATGTCGTTAGCAAGAAGTTTAGAGAAAACTCTTCTTACGATTGGGAAAACTACAGTTTCGAAAGAACCTGATGAGTCAGTTGTAGCTGCTTCATTGATCAAATATGATGCTTGGTTTTCGAATAACTGAGCGATGTTTTCCTTTGAATGACCTTTAAGACCCTCTAAGAATCCTAATTTGTCCCATTTGTTGATTGTGTCTTCTTTGATAACCTTAAGGTGCTTAAGACCGATGTTACCAACAAGACCTGATTCTAATAATGCTCCCATTTTTAGTATTTTTTGTTTTATTGTTTATCCAATTTTACTCATCAAGTCCTTAATTCTTAAGAATTGTGGAGCTTCATAAGTTTTATTCTCAATTAGATTAGTTGATGATCCAGTTGAAACTACCTTTTCAATTTTTCCAACTGATTCGTTGATTGATTTAGAAGGTGCACTGTCAGTGTTTGACAACTCATCTTTTAGAGTTTTGTATAGATTTTTAGATTCTTTCAAAGATTCAACACTATCAAATCTTCTAAGGATGTTAATT